GGCACAGACCAAACATCACGCTTGTTTGCTTTTTCATATTCTTTGCTGACATTGCCTGATTTTGTAGCATATTTTGGGTCATCATTATCGCCATATTTATTGCCACCAAATCTTATTCCTTCGCTTTTTGTTGTTGCAGGTTCTTTAATAGATTCATGGTCAAAATAATACTTTTGATTTTTAGTTAGCAAAAATATATATTCATGGCTTTTTGTGCATCTATCCTGAACAGACTCAGGCATTGGGTTTGGTTTGTGCCAAATAATGTCTTGCCTCAAATACCATCCAAAGTCTTGCAGGGCAAAGGCTAAACGCCAAGGCATACCCATTAAATCTTTTTGTTTATAGCCATTTCCAATTCTGTTTACTACTTTTTCTCGTGGGTTGCCAAATCCAGCCCTGCCGTTGTTTGATGCTTGACTGCTGTTATTAGCATAACTATCGCCAAGGTTTACCCATAAAGTACCATCGTCAGCAAGAATATCCCATACACAAGCAAATACTTCTACAAGATTGTCTATAAACTCTTGTGGTGTTTGTTCGTTTCCTATTTGCGAGTCTTTTCTAGTTGCTCCACATTTCAAACAATCGCCTGACGATATTGCTTTTTTATTGCTACCCCTACCACCTTCATCAATAAAATTTCTATTATTTGAAATAACTAAACCTTCATGTTCGCATGAATTATCACCGCCAGCCCACTTGGCAGTTCCATAATCTCTAAGACCATAGTAAGGTGGGCTAGTAACGCACATTTGCACCTTGACTCCATCTTTTGCCATCTGTCGCATGGAGTCTCGGCAATCTCCAAAATATACTTTATTCATTATTTTGTACCAATCCGTATAGAAATGTAAACTATGAGAAACACAATCAATGCCCAGATGTAAACAAAGTCGCTATCGAGCATGATTATCTACAGATCGGTTAGTAGCCTCTAAACTGCGCCATATCTCGACTTTGAGTTGTGCAGCAGTCAGCATCCATTTGATCTTCTCCTCGCACTCTACAGCCTCTTTTAAGCCCTCTAGTAGCCCTATATACTCAGGATCAGCATAGGCATCTACCTCGGCTGCTGCGACAGACTTAGCCGATGACTTAGACATGAGAATACTGCGCTTAGACTTTAGGAAGTTCTCTAGGTAGATTCTGTTTGCCTTGGCTTTAGCAAAATCTCCTGAATACTTCATTATGTACTCTACTGCTTTTGTTGGTTCTATATCCATGTTCCCCATTCCCCTTTATTACCTCTAGACCATTGTTCTCCGTACAGAACTAATAGGTCTTTATTTATCGTATGGTCTGATAAATACTTTCTCCACTTTGTCAGACCCCAAACTGCTCTCCACTTACAGAGTTGCCGTACTGCCGATCTTAGCCGAAAGTCTGGCTCTAAATTGGGCAAAAGTTTCTCCTGCATATGGGTTTAATCCTAGTTCTTTGCCCTTGGCTAAAGTAAGTTCATCGCTTGCATACCAAGGCAATGGTGGTCTTTTATTCTCTTTTTGCTCGATAACAAGCTCATCCTCGAACCTTTCCTGATTCAGCCAGGTAGAGGCATGAGGGATAAACTCCCAATCAGTTCCCTTTGCTGCCCAGTATTTTCGATGCTCTACTATTGCCTCTAGTGCTTTTTGTTGGTTGTCTAGACTTAGCTTTTCCCACGATCTTTTTGCTGTTAGCTTTCCGACCTTTTTGGGGTACTGCGCCCAAAACAAGTTGAACTCCATCTTTTTTCCCTTTCATGTTTTCTATTGCCTTCACCAACATACTTTCTAAACCATGTTGCAACAACATTTTATGACCCTGACTATCAAATACTACCTCTACATTAGCAGAGCCATCTATGTTTTCTCTAATCCGTTTGATCTGTATCAGCATCCATCCATACCTTTATGTTTTGATTAAAGTCTGCTTTCATAAGAACTGGCTTATTTAAGCAATCTAACATTTTATACAAAGTCTGTTTTACTTCTTCTTTATCTTCTCCCATAACACCAACACCTCTTGCTGTGTACAGATAAGGCTCATGGTTCTTGTCGTAAAAAACCTCGCACACCTCGACCCAAGGTTTTCCATCGTTTTCGTCTGAAAAGTCAACCACTCTATGATTCCAATGCATTATTTACTCGCCAAGATGTAGAGACCCACATTACTAAACGCATATCCTGTATATACAACTGCCATAGGCACATTCCCTTTTAGGGCTTGTTCGCACCCAATATAGGCATAGATCAAACCGGTAACAATAATAAGCCAAGCACTCACTTTTTCTTTCTTAGCTCTATATGCTTTTGTAAAATGTACCAAAACTCAGATTTGATAATCATTTCTCACTCGCTTTCTTTAGTATTGCTCTAGCAAAGTCTAAAAACGGACTAGATGCACTTTCGCTAAAGTTCCAATTAAAAGTATTGAAATATACATCTTTAATTTGCTCATCACTTAACTCTTTTATTTGTGGTGTTTTTAGCAATTCTTCTTCCAGTTCATCAACATTTTTTGACAACTCCGCTATGCGGTCTGCTTGATGGCGTAGCATATTTGCGGCATCTGTTAAATATTCCGCACTTTCTTTATATGCCCATTTATCTACAATATCTGCTAATTCGTATGCGTTCATTTCCCCTCCCAAAGTGCATGAAACTTTAATAATCTTATACGAGTTCTACAAATAAGTCCTAAGTATTTTCCCTTATGTATCGTATTTGTTCCGTTAACTACCTTTAGGTATCTTTTATGTTACAAAATACAACTTGTATATAAATGTTAGTTTTCTATACATTTTGTTACAACATATATATATTTTGTATATATTTAGACACAATAACCCTAACCCGTTAACCCACCCACCATAAGGGTAGCTAACATCTTTATCAGTCAATATGGACTTGTTAGTCCTATAGGGTATTCTCTCCTCCCACCTTGCCATCCATTTATATCAGCTTGTAACTCAATATAAATTTCGCTCGACAACTACTTGGGTATACCTGTTTACACAGGAGACTGTTTATCCTTTTGCTTTCGCTACTTGGGGTGCGGGTTAAACACCGATCTGACTGTTTGATAGCCGTCTTTGCCTTTATCTTTTCTTCCACGCTGCCGATCTAAGCACTATGTTTCGCCTGGAGTGCGAGCAGAAATAGAAAAACCCCATAAGGTAGCTCTAAGTTGATACCACTTAGTAAATTCCCATGCCAGTATTTACTAAATGCTCAAAGCTACCCTATAGGGTCTAGGCATGGAACCAAAGCTACACAGGTATCAATCTGCTAATGTAATTATAAATCAAAACTCAAATTCTTTAAAGTCGTACCTCCCATTGGGTTTCTTAAACCAGCCTATTACGATAATTCTCCACTTAGACCTAATAAGCTCAGGGAGATATTCGCTTTCTTGGATCTTCTTAATTCTGGATGACATATTACTTTTGGATGTCATTTGTATGCCTAAAGACTCTCCGTTTCCAATAGCCACCATGTCTAAGATGCCAAACATATCTTTTTTTCGTTTTGTAAAAGAGTTGTAGGATTCGACCACTTCGCATTTATATCCCAAAGACTCGTATAGAGCCTTTGTACGCTGATTGTAGTTAGGCAAGGTCTTCTTCTGTTATCTTGCCAAACGAGGCTTCTATGATGGCTTCGTGGTGTTTCTTGGGGATGCTGTTCCGCATTGACCAGGCATAGACAGTTACATACTTCATGCCTAATTTGTCGGCTATATCTTTGTAGCTACCAAACACTTCTAGTAATTTATCAAAGTGTTGGGTTTTCGCAACAGTATCCATATCTTCTCCTTTTGTAGAACATTGATTCTACACCCAAAATAGGTAAATGTAGATATTAGGGTATATCCCTAGTAATTATTCTACATTTATTCTACATTTATGCTATTCTACATATAGGCGATGTTTGCTTATTTCTTTGAAAGGGAAATCAAATGTACGAAAAAGCTAAAACAGAATTTGATAGGTTACCTCATGTAAATAGCGATGACCTTGATGGCACTATTGACCATCTAGTGTTTCGCGCACAACATGAATTAGACCTTGAGGATGAAGGCGAAAACGAATACATTGACTATGTATTGCCAAAATCTGATTATGTAAAACTTACCAAGTTTGTTAAAAAATGGAAAGGTAAATAATGAAAGACTTTAAAGGCGAATGGAAAGATATATTTTGGGGTGCTGTGGCAGCTATCCTTATGCTTGCACCAGCAATGGTTGTGTATGTTTGGAAAACAGGGGGTGTGTCGTGAGTAAATATGATAGTTGGTTAGAAGAACCATACCGGCAAATGGCGCAAGCTGATGACCATCAGGAGTATGTATGGACTACCTATATGAAGCCAGGTAAGCCATGCGATCCGATGGACTTGGATAACTTCCAAGAGTATCTTGCAGATGCAACTGCGGATTATGCTGGTGCTGAGAAGTGGAAGAATCTGCGAGAGTATGCAGATAAAGGTGAATGGGAAAAGTTTGGTCGGGCTATTTATTTTCTAGTCCACGACCATATTGAAAACAAATTGATTGCGGAGGAAGAATAATGTCTAAATATTTAGAACTTAGAAATGTAGATGTTTCGGACAAGATCGAGAAGAAGAATGGTTTGTCTTATCTGTCTTGGGCATGGGCTGTAGACACATTGCTACAACACGATCCACAAGCTACTTGGTCGTATGGTCAGCCTGTATTGTTTGGTGAGACTGTAATGGTGTTCTGCACAGTTAATGCGTTTGGTAAGTCGATGACAGCGCAGTTGCCGGTCATGGACTATCGCAACAAGGCAGTACCGAACCCAGATGCATTTGCCGTAAATACTGCTATGCAAAGGGCTTTGACAAAAGCAATCGCACTCCATGGATTGGGACTTTCACTTTATGTCGGAGAGGATTTGTGGGATGATATAGAGGTAGATTCTACAAAGTTTGTAGAAAAGATATTAGGTTCTCAGGACATCCCAGAGCTAAAGGTGAACTTTGCCCAAGCGTTTAAGGAAGTGTCTAAGGACAAAGAGGCGATGAAGAAGGTAAACGATGCCAAAGAAAAGCGGAAGGCAGAACTGAGTGAGACTAGCTGATGAGCAGCCAGACAATGTGTGCTTCGAGTGCGGTAAGGCTTGGGGTACACATCCACTCAAAAGTTCTGAAAACCATAGATCATGGATAGACCTTTGCGATGTATGTTTAAAACTCACAGCCGTAGCAGATGCCTCGGAATATGGATATATGAAGGAAGGATGGGATGGAGAAAAAGTGGTGTAGTTCTTGTCAGGCTGATAGACCAAAAGCTGGTTTTAAGTTGGTAGCAGCAGGAAATCGGGTTCGACCAGTTATGAGATGGAAATGCGAACATTGTTTAAAACGAGAGTCGGAGAGACGATATGGAAAATGATTTTATTTATACACCAAGTTCTACAGATATTACAATTCGGTGGCGCAAAGTCTATGGTTATGTACCGGCAAGCGAACAGGCTAAGTACCAAAAGAAGTGGGCAGAGTTTCGCGCATTAACAGCGAGGACTTTAGAGAATGTAGAGATACCAGAGATACCAGGAGTTGTGCAATGGAAAAAGTGGCAAAAATCCTAGTAGGGATAGGTGTTTACATTTTGTTACCTTTTGCGATAATAAAGGTGTCTTGGGAATTGGCAACTTCTTGGATTGAGGAATTAATAAAATGAGAAACAAGCATTGTATGGAGGCTTTCTATAGAACCCTAAAGGAGATAGATATTCCTTCTGGGCAGTCTGTTATCTGTGAGCATTTCTTTGCTTCGGGTTGGGATGCTGCCATTGATGCCTTGTCTCTCGCATACCAAAGGCAGTTTGAAAATGATGGAGTCGATACACAGCTTATTCGCAGAGACCCCCAAGAACCTCCAGCCGATGACGATAAAGAATGATTGGTATCCTGTATGCTTTCATTCCAAATCAGATTATAGAAAATGGCAGTATTACAGGAGGGGATCAGGAGAGAGAGTTACAGTCTGTGATGACTGTAGTGATGAGTACCAAAAGAAAATGAAAGGGGAGAATCGGTGTTTTATAGCAGAGGCTATGCAACGATCAAAATATGTCTGAACCAGTATCTAAAGCAGTAATGACAGTAACAGAGGTTGCTCCATTTCGGTTTGCTATCGAGATTGAGGGATCAGATTTATCTTTAGAAGTTTCACAAATTATGGTAAAGTTTCTGAATGACTGCTTACAGCAGATTCATGCGGATCAAAAAATCCATTGAAAGGGATTGTATGGAACAAAGAACAGAAGAATGGTTTAGTGCCAGACTAGGCAAAGTTACCGCT